TTGTGGATGCAGAACTTGTTGACTTTCCACGCTTAAATTTACTGATTATGGATAATATAAGAATTAGGATAAAAATATGATACATAAGGATTACAGTCCCTATTACTGTTGCAATTTTCCGGTAGATCTACCTATAGCGGGATCATTCTCTACGTTTTATTGCGAACGTAATTTTTCAGCTATTTAAGCTCTCGAACTGCCGCCGTTCAAACCCGGCAAGTTCATTACTCGAGCAGATAAGCCACGTTCCGTCATACGGTTCTGACTTTCCTGTCGGTTGGTCTCTCTTTGTTCTAAATGAGAGCTTTGCAGCAAACCGAGATCATTTTGATAACCTCGTTCTTGGATCAGTTGTTCCTGACCGAAATTGCCTTGCTGCATGTATTTTTGGAAATCGAAGTTGCTGTCTTGCAATGTTTTTTGATGAGCGAACATATTGCCTTGCAAGCTGGCTTCATGAGAAAATTGATTTCCTTGCATTTTCTCATGAAATTTGTTCTGTGCGTTTTGTTGAAGAGCTCCACCAATACCCGAGAGAGCACCCCCACCAATCATTGCTGCTAGCATAGCATTGCTTCTGCCTTGAACAAAGAGTGGTCGGAATGGTTCCTCAGGATTGCAGTACTCTGTGAATGTTTTGTCGGATTCTTCCATTTTGATTGTTGTGCTTTTGACAATTGGCTTGAGATGAGGATGCAAGACAACGTATTGTTTGCGTCCATGAGCTGAAAATTCCCAAACCTTCAATTGTTTTGGTTCCGTGTGTTTGAGCATGTTTGATTGGGCTTCTTCAATAAATGGGCGAAATACTACTCCTACATTGTGTCTTCCACGTACTTCGCCAATGGCTTCTTCTTGTGCTGAGCTTTGGTAACCTAATGTTGCCAAAAATGCTTGACCTGTGCGGGACTCCCAGTCCATTGTGTCTGAATATGCGAAATCAAGAGTTCTATTGATGGCGACTGGGGTTGTGATGTCAATATTTTCAATGTTTGTGCGTAAGGCGCGATAAGAAATTGGATCATTACTGTTGATGACAAATGTGTCGAGTTCTTGCAAATAACGTACCGTTGCAATAGCACGTGTTGAAATACGATCGATCAGTCTGAATTGGAGAGCTTGTGTGGAAGGCAAATTGATAGCTCTCTCTTGGAACCATTTCTTAAGGACTGGTTCATTTGAAGCTGTTGCATAATTGAAACCTGGAATGACTACGGCTGACGGTTCCATATTACTAAAGACAAGTCTTTTGTAACCTGGAGGGAGGGCAACTGCACTTGGTCGTGCGAACATGAATTGTTCTTCAATTAACAGATAAGGGTAATTCGGTGTTCGATTCGGATCCTGAGGCGTTGGGTAAACACCAGAGGGTTCGAATTCCATGATCATATTTTGACCCACTTGAACTCCGCTTGTGAAAGCGTGGAGGATCAAATGTACGATCATAACTCCTTTATCTGTAATTATTTTGCGCCATCCTGAAGCTTGATGATGTCTTCCGCTGAAATTCGAAGGCAATGCATAAGTGGTATCGCTACCAGTGACTGAGTGAATTTGAATGCCGTGTGTGGCGAGGAATGGAGTGTCATATTGAGTGTAAAATGAGAACATCCTCCAATTCGCCAGTGTGACTTGTCTTGTACCATCTGAGACGGGTGATGGTAGTGCGCGTAACAATAAAGCTGTGTTTCTTGAATTTAGTGTTGACGTGAAAGCAAGTGAAGCTCCGGTTCTTGATGCTCCTGATGTTGGAATAGAGTAGCCAGGCCACTCACCTCCAAAATTAAGATCATCCCATTCCTGAGCAACACCGAGGCTTGGCATTGGAGCACCTTGTTCTCCGACTCCAGCATGCAAATTTAAATTTCGGACAATTGTTGAGAAAACTGGAATTTCATCATCAAAATGTTCTGGTGAAGCATAAACTCCATCAGTATAGAGAAACATTCTTTTATTGTTAATTTGTGGGAAGACTGTTCCGAATTGACTTACGCTACTTGTCGTTGTTCCTGGGGGAGTTGGAGAATCAGGAAATGGAAGTTCGAGTTCTGGATTGGCAAAATGAAATGGATTTGGATCGGCACCATTGGCTAATTTACTTGCTATACGCATACGAGTTCGGATTCCTTCGCGAAGTGCTGATTGAATTGAAAGCATAACAAATAAAATTAAATGAGGACGATTTCCATCAACTGTTTCATTTGTGCTACGATAGAAAAGTTCTTGTCTTCCATCATGAAGAATGTGAATTTTATTGAAGGGCAAAGTGACACCTTCAGCTGAATAGGCGTATTTTTGAAGTTCGGAGATTCGAGCAATAGGCTCTTGGATGGCACGTGGGTACCAAGCCATACCTATGGCTCCTGAGAATGTGGGATTACCTATGACGGTGATCCTGAACATGATAGCACCTGCGTAGCGCTCATGAAGACGGGAATAAGCTAGAATGTACCGATTAACAAAAGATGAGTTAACAGCATAAGGAATTTGCGCGATGATAGAACCTGATTCAACGTCATCAGTGACTTCATACTCGATATCTGAATCTAGATACTGTTCGTAAATAAGACTCTTAATGTCGAATGTGATGGCACCTACGGCTAACATATTGGGTGCACCAACAGGATTTAATGTATCTGTTTGTGCAAGCTGTATATTAGCCATGACTGCTTCACCAGGTTGTGTCATTGCGGGAGTGACTTGTGTTGGTTGAGGATTCACTCCTGCTGGTAAATTCATTGTTGATTGTCCTTGTGCTGCCTGCATCATCGTTGCCGGTTCAATTGCTTGATCTCCAGTATTCGCATGTCCAATTTTTGAGAATTCGAATTGGTATTTGACTTTCTTCTTTCCTGCTTTGATAATCTTGAAATTTGCCCTAACGTCTCCGGTGTAATCATCATCCTTGAATTGCTCCAAGCATGCAAACTTCATTTCTTCTCTCATCTTTTCAAGAATATCACGTCTTCGTTCGGGTGAGAATTTACTATTACGATCTGAGAAGATCGCATAGTCTTGCGAGTCAATTGAATGGGGGGAGTTATTTGATTGGCCATTCAAAAATGGATTCGTTGTTTTGAAAATTTTTCTTAATTTAGGCTTCAGATTCTCAAGATTTGTAAAGAAGTCAGCACAAGCTTCCTTCTTAGCCTCTTTCTTCGTTGTTCCTGAACCACATCCTTCGACAGTATCATCGAGAGTGACACTTAAATGGCAACTCCAACCCGGACGTTCATTGTACTGAGTAACAGTATAAGTTATTGTATGAGAACGAATGTCCTTGAGTTGTAAGTATTCATTAAATTGGACGTCGTATTCGGCTGCCATGTTTGATTTTGCAGAATTGTGCAGAATATATTGAAATATATCAAGTTCGTAAGAATTTGCTGTTATTTTTATTGACTTTTGGGTTTCGCCTTTATCCTTGAAAAACGGCGACTGTGAATACATTCTTACGTAATTCACAAAACCATCGATATACATTTCATAGGGAAAGATATCAGGATCAAAAGAGTATTTCCTTGCATATTTTTCGACTGTTAATTGAACTTTGTCGAAAAGGAAACCTTCCTTCATTCCTTCTTCTTTCTCCATGTGAGTGTACAGCGCGGCTTCGAGAAGTGCAACTTGACAATTTTGTTTAATTTGTTCAGGTGTTTCATTGGCTAACCAAAAGAGACATGAGATTATTGAACATTTCTTGAGAACAGGAGCATAAATATCGTCTTTTATTTTAATGTATGTACGAGAACAGAATGAGATTTCTCCTTCCCCTTTTGCTTCTGTTTGATTGAGATTGAATAAGCTAGCATCTTCCTTAAGCTCTTCGAATGTGACTTCAAACCCTTTCCTATATTTACGAATACAATCATCTCCCATTATTCTTAATGTTAAAATTTCTTCTATTTGTTCTATTGATGGATATTCTTTATTAATACTGAAAAACTTCTTAATCGTGGTGTACCACGTTGTGAAATGAACTACAAAGACGTTAAGTAGAGTTGTGACATAAGATCCAGATTCGTTGCCTCCATGCACACCGTACAAATGACCTTCCATATTGTGAATACAGAAGGTCAATGTTTCGTAGAGTGCATCTTGTTCCTTTTGAGGAATGCGTTTTTGGAAAACACATTCTACAAACCACTTTATAAGTTCAGGAGGGATGCTCTTATCTAGTGCTGAAAAATCAGCATTTTGATAAGTCCCTTCAAACCTATTAAAGTACTTCATGTGCGTGGAAGCATCTGTATATGGATTCATGCCAATTGTATATATGCATTCGTCTTTCTTCTCAATTACGTTATTTAAATGTATGCCAAAGTAGCTTTTAAGGACCATATTTACTGAAAGATCAACTGCATTAAAAAGACGAAGTTTATATTTAGCTTTTTCTTTATCAATAATTTCTACTTTACGACAATCCTGACACATCATAAGGATGGGGATTCCTTCTTGAATACTTTGAAGATAATAATTGTAGTCGTTCTTGAGGAGAGTTGCTGCTTTAGTTTGTGCGAAATGATAGAAAGGAGGTTCATTTAAACGGTGTTTATTTGCATCGACGAAGAGAATATCGGGATCATGTGCAGGGCGTTTAGTGAGAATTCCCATTCTCTTAAGTCGTGGACCTGCTGATGTTGACATGTCCATAGCTTTTAAATTATTCCACTTATTAATTATTTCATGAGGCTTTAATAATCTAAACTTAAAATCTTGATAATGACGTGAATAATAAAGCTTAATTAAGTGCAAAGTCCAATCGACAATCTTGGTATCCCATTTACGGTAATTTGCGGTTCTTTCACCATATTTGAGAACTTGGGCGAAGAGTGGATCATAAATTCCTCGCGCGTCTTTTGTTAATTTAGATGTATCCTTAACATCACTTGGATAAAGTGGTGCAGGGGCTGTTAAACATTCTAAAAATTCTTCGGGCAATGGATTGTACACTTTCTTATGCTTATAATTACTGGGACTTTTAAATTGAGGATAGAAACCGAAAAATTTAATTTTATTTGAAACATTAAAGTGAGAAGTGGTAGATGGTGATAACAAAGCCTTAACTGTTTCTTTATCTAATTGATTATTTTTATTCGTTAGTGGATTTAGTACTATGTCAAGGGTTGATGTGTATTCCACAGGAGCTGAATTTGAATACGGATTAATTTCGAGATCTTCTTTGGTTATAGATGTAAACCAAGTAACATTACTGGCACTAAGACCATTATGTATTCCGATTATTTTAAATTCGTTGTTTATTTTAGCTACAAGTGGTAATCCACAATCTCCGAGGGCAAATACTTCCATCACACCTTTCATTGAAATGAGTGAAAATTCGATATATTTTCGATTTAAATCATAAAGTGGATTATTTATGTCTTTAATAGGAATAGCTGTATGATTAATATATTTAATATCACCTCGGCAAAAGATAGGTGATTCTGTAGGCTTTATAAACCATGCTTCTCTCAAATTTTGAAGGCTATTAATATCTGTGAATAAGGATTTAATTGAAGCTGACGGGGGAAATGTTTTATCAAGTATTCTTATGAAAGCACGATCTTCACGACGTACTACTTTGAAGACTTGTCCTTTATATGCTTTTCCATTAGATCTAATTGTAACATAGTCACCTTCTTCAACCATGTGACTTACTGTTATGACGGTATTGTTATAGACTAATCCATAAACAATACCGCGTGAGGAATCTACTCTCACGTAATTAGATTTTAATTTCGAGCAAAGTAATTGGACCGGTTTGGGTGTTTGATGCGAAGTTTCCTTCACAGTTAACATATTTCCCAGACCTTGTCGTTCTTGTAGATATGCCGCGCAAATGCGTGGAAATTGCTTCATATATTCGATTAATTGGTCAACATCCTTATTTCGTATTGTTTGTTCGATTATTAATTTTACGGCTTTGAGGTCTTCTTCATATTGTTTATCAATAGGGAGGTTTGGATGGGCGTTTGATCTTATTGAGTATTCGAAATCATTGAATTTTTCATAGACACCTTCTCTCCTAGCTTGATCACGAATTGCTACAATCTCCCGTGCTGAGTCGGGTTGGAAAATAGCTTTTCTGTAACGAGCTGCCAAGTGTTGAATGTCTTCATCTTCATCTAATACTGTACTGGCGTTACCAGCACCTGGTGTGAATATTGTGGTGAAGATTTTCTTGAAGGTCCAGATGAGACCAATTCCTGTAATGAGACTCACAACCCAATGATGTTTTAAAAATCCTAAAATTCCTCCTTCTCTTAATTTCACTTTTTCCTCTTCAATGAAAGCATACCACGAAGCAAGTGCGGTATCATGATCTTTAATATGTGTTTGATAATATTGATTTAATTTAGCTAAAACTAAAGGATCTAAATGAGTTAAAGCTATTGGTTGTGTGCCTTCATTGAGTTCTTTCAATAATGAAATGGAATAATTATGATTTTCACCGTTATAGAAAAATGAAATGTGTTCTTTATTATGTTGAAATTGAATATTGTGATTAGTTAAAGGAGGGACATAGAGTATCCCATCATGTAAGACATATGTTTCATCTTCATCAATTAATTTTAAACGTAGATATACTCCACGTCTAACGCGATTCATGAGTATAGCAAATTGATACATAGCAACACGTCGTTGTTCTTTAGTGCTGATTTCAGTGCTGCCTAGTAGTTGCGTTGCTTGATCATATGTCGCTTGAATCGCTTGAATAAAATTAGGTTCTATTGTAATTTTGACTCCTTCTTCTGGTATAATTAGTGCGCGTAATAAATTTTGAATTGATGAAAAAGTTTTGGCACCAATGGCAACATTTTTAAATTGAACATCTGCTGATAATTTGGCATTTATGTTACCACACATGCCTTCATGAATTTTGACATCCATGATGTTCTGTAGTTCATGGCTCATAGTTCTGTGAACTGAATTTAAAATATCACATTGATTCATTGTTGCTCCTTGGAAATCCCAAGTGGTTCCATAGTTCTTGACATTTATTAGCAATTGTGAAGTTTTTGAAGTTGTGAAAAATTGTCCATGAAGTTCTACCATCCCAGGGAGGCCGAGACGTCGCACGATACCATCATGTATGCCTTCTAAATTAAATTTATAATATGAAATAGGTTGATTAGGTATACCAGTCCACCACCCATATAATCTAGTTGAATAATCCATGTTCTTTTCAAATTTAGGAAATATATAATTAGAAACTATAATGACAATAGACCTAGAATCTATTTTATTAATCCATTCTATGTACTGATTATAGCTAGTGACTGTATGTTCTAATATATCATCTATAATGTAAATAAAATGTCCTGGATCAATTTTTGCCTGAAGGGCTTCCTTATCAATATTAATTATTTTATATGAAGGGTAAGTACTTGTAAATAGATTAGCTATCTGTTTGGCGAACATGCTTTTTCCTGTCTGTGGTGGTCCTTGAATACGGATCACCTTATATTCGCCTGCATTAGACTTAACCATTAAAGAATTAATATGTTGTAAATGTGACTTACGTTGAATAAGTTTATTCTTATTTTCATCAGGCAATTGTTGTAAATTGTCAGGGTTTAATAATGTGTCAATATAATTTACTTCCTTATTGATTATTCTATTTATTAATATATTGATTAATTGATTAATAGTGATAGTTTCATATTTAAGATTACAAGATTTTAGTTCGCGTGTATTAGTTACTAATCTTAAAGTTACGTGTGAATAATCGGGTTTTCTGTGTGCAGAGACAGTATGTCTTCCTTCAGCAAGAGGATCTGAGACCTCTACTCTCATGATTCTATCCCAGACAGCCCTGGCGTATGATTCATCCAGAACTCCTGTTAAATTGGGAGAGATAGCATTTGCTGTGAGCATGAGTAGTTTCAATTGGCATGGTTGTATTTTGAAATCAAGATCAGCTCCTTCCAAAGAGAAAGGATCTGAAGATACGATCTTATTTATGTATCCGAGAGATTCGTCTTGACTTCGCATAGCCATAAATTCCTCCTGAACTCCTATATCTTGCAAACCATATGGTTGGAAATAAGTTCCTTTACATGATTTGTCGACATTATAGATATCAGGTGAATAGCCTAAGATCTTTGCTACTTTATTTGCAATGAAGGTTGTCATATGTGATTTGCCTGTATTTGGTGGTCCAGCTAAAAGCAAACCTACACACTCTTGTCTTTTTGATGATTCAATGATAGAATTTACTTTCTTAAGAGTACTGATTAATTCATTATGATTTTCGATTATAATTCTTAGTCCAGCTTGTGCAGCTCTAGAGACTTCTACGCCTTTAAAACGCTGCATAGTTGCACCAATAACTTTATTTGTTAATTCCTTAAGTTCTAATAGTTTAGATTTATCATAAACAAAATCATAATAATTATAGCTTTTTAATTCCGATGTTCGTTTAGCTAACTTCTCAATTATTTCAAAAGTCTTCTTGTCTCCTTTAATGTCAAGATCCAAAAGATCTTCGCATAGGAAATTTAAAGCTTCTTTTCCTGCTGTTTGATAAGATTTTAATGAAGTCAACCATCTACCACCGTCAATAATACTCTTAATATTAAATATGTTGAAGGTTGATAAACCTCCAATAATAATAGTGATTAAAGTTGAAATTCCTGTATATAACCAATTTTCGCTATTTGATCTAATTTTAGTTAATAATGTTTCAGCCAAAGACTTACATGCGTCTTTCACTTTACTTAATAAGAATTTAATTTTAAGTTTCTTAAATACTGTAGCTATAGTAATACTAAATGTAGTTAATTGTGCTGTAATATTAATAACGTGTAATGCAATCATCTTCTTAGTCATTTTTGTGTTGAAAAGGGTCGTTACCGATGTGCCTAAGCCTGTTAAGGTGGATACAATGATTGAAATCAAATGCGCTTTATCATTCATTTCCGGGAAGATATCCTTATCGAATATGTTGTTGATGACCATTTCAACTTCATTTACAGAAGTTGCTTTAGGATCACATATCGATGGTAATGCTTCCATAATCTCAGAGCAGAGTGTTGAAGTGATAGGATAATCACAGACACTCGAAGCTCTGCTGACGGAACTGCTTGATGTCATGCTTTCAAGATCAATATCACCGACGTTGATTTTGAGATCTGGAACGTCGTCTTTGATTTGTCCACTTTGTGAGGCTTGTGCAGTATTGTTGTTGTTTGTGTTTGTGTTTTTGTTGGAATTGTTTTTCTTCGAAAAATCTCCTTTCTTACTTTCTCCATTACTTATAGCCGAGATGAATTTACCATATTCTTCTCTTGCAACTATGCATAATGGATCAGTTTCGAGGAAAGACCAGTCACAAGCTGTCACTTTCGGGGTTGTTGTACCTTTGGTGAGGCGCCGATAAGTGGTGGTCGCTTGTTTAAAAGGTCGTTGGATTCTTCTGTACCCAAAGCCAGGTTTGACATTGTGTACGCCATACTCATCAGAGTATTGGACTTTTTGTTTCATGAATTTCTTGAAATAAAATTCCAAGAGATCATGTTTTTCATCTTTAATAGATGAAAGAAAATAAACTGCGCGTTGAGCGTAGTTCAAATTCTTGAATTGTTTGTTTTTATAGATTGAAAATTGTTGATTCTCAAATCTACATTGTTGTTGTTGTTGTTGTTGTT